CCACTAATAGCAACACGGGCAACAGCTGCCAATCCTTGAAATACCACACCAATCCCGTTTAATGCTTCTTTAAATTCACTGCCAGCCGTCATCTGTGTCAAACTTTCCAATACTGGTTGAAATGCCTGTATTGCTTGGTTTTGAATTGAATTTCCAACTTCCGCAAAAGTCATAGGAAGTTCAGCGAATTTAGCGTTTGTTTCATCGGCACTATTAAACATTGCATTTTTAATTACATCCGCTGTAATTAAGCCTTGTGAGGACATTTCTTTTAGCTGGCCCATAGGCAAGCCCATTTCTTGTGAAATAGCTTGTGCTAATAATGGAGCATTTTCCATAATGGACCTAAATTCGTCCCCTTGTAACTTACCAGCAGCCATTGCTTGTGTAAGTTGGTACATCGCAGAGGTTTGTTCTTCAATCGATGCACCGCCAATTTTAAATTGCTTATTCATCTGTTCGACGAAAGCTATTGTTTCATCATTTGAAGAAAAAGCATCTTTTGCCAAGATTCCCAATTTACCAACAGCACCAGCCATATCGAGATATGATCCACGAGTACGTTCAGCAGACGCATATACCTTGTCCATAATTTCAGCGGTGGACTGTGTACCGTCATTAATTAAGTTAATGCGGGATTTAATCAAGGCATATTTATCACTTAATTCAGTACCCGCCCTTACAGCCTCTTTTGTTGCGGCTGCAACAGCTGTAATGCCAACTGCAGCACCAGCAATGGACAACCCCCTTGACATTTTTTCACCAAGTGAAGACAGCTTTTTGCCAAGTACCTCATCAGCTTTTTGACCGACTTTATCAATAGCCTGCACAGCCCCAGCGGAAGTGCCATTAATTTTGACATTAATTTGTTTATCTGCCATTATTCGATTTCACCCCCTCCCGATTCAATCCATTCACGTTTGAATTCTATTTCCTCTTTCATTCTGTCAAGCTCCGTAGGTGGATAAATATGTTTCATAAGATCCTCTACGGTAATTTTTTTGCCTTTAGCAATTTGCATATTAGCTAATAATGAAAAAAAGAATGCCTGAATACTATGCTCTCGCCTTGCCCTAGCCTCATAGCCCTCTAACAGCTTATAAAACTCCATAACCGATAATCGCTTATATTCCCAAGGTTTTAATTGCAGTACTCCATATGCATTCTTTTCATTGAATCGATACCACTCAAAAAAAGAGGGGGCATCAGCCCCCTCTATTAGTTTTTTTCGCTTAAAACCTCCTCAGCTTCAATGTTTGCATTATCTTCCTCGGTGGCTTCCTCAGGGAACTCCTGATAATAAATCTTTTTACCCATAACGCCACTGGCGATGAGTGCTTTTTGTACAGTAATCATCAATTCATTGAAATTGAAGTCCGTATTGTCCATCATTTCCTGAATTTTTTCTTGATAGAATACCGAGGAACGTCGTTTGTAGTGCGCAAGCCCAATTTCAAAGGCAACCAATACCTCCGTCATGCCTAAGCCTTCTTGAAGAATACGACCTATAGACTTTTTCAACACAGCTTCTAGCTGTAAAATACGCCCAATATTAAAATAAATTTTTTCACCTTCGCCAAAGTATTCACATGGGATTCGTTTCATTATAAAAGCCTCCTGAGATTATAAATTAAACAGTTTTTAATTCAGACAATGGACCATCACCGTTAAGGGTAATTTTACGAGTAGCCACATCATCATGTGCGCCAGTCGTAGAGTTATCTGTGATAGATGCCCAACCTGTAACATATGATTTATCAGGATATTCGTATTTGATATGAATACGTTCATCATTCAAGAACGCCTGATATACGACTTTTAAAGTTTCATCATTAAGCATCAAAATTGATTCAACTTCGGTGGACCATTCTTTCATGCCCGGTAATGTAGTTTTCCAACCACCTGTACCCTTATGAGAAGCGTCAATAGAGTCCGCTTTTAAATTCAAGTCGCCTGTTCTTTGACCGCCCAACAATTCCCATTTTGCACCGGTAGTTTCATCGGTACCAACATTGATGTAGATCAATATATTTTTACCCATAGCGACAAGAGATTTCTTGCTTTGCTTTAACGCAGTTAAATTTTTTGCTGGTTCTGGCATTAATATATATCCTCTCTTTCATTCAAATCAAAAAGGCGAGCCTCAATAGTGTACTGAGTGCCCAATAATGGGCGTATACTATCATGGTCGCCTACTTTATTTACGACATGGAGATCAACGATTTGAAATCCACAATCTAATACGCATACATCTTCATTAAGCTCTCCACATGCTTTTCGGAACGCTAATAATATAGCGTCAACCTTATTCTCGAGATCAACTAATTGTGGATAACCTTTATCGAATTCATTTGTGCCGGTTTTAGTCCAAGCTTCAAGATACAACGTAACTTTTAAATGCACATCATCATCTTTTTGCTCTTGCCCCCGACCAATCATAACAACACCATTGGCTGTTACTCCAGCATGTTGTGGCATTGTAAGCCCTAGCCGAGTATCAATACCTAAATTAGTGCCATTAAATACGTCTTGTATGCGCTGCATTAATTCATACCATTGCATATGTCACCCCCTAAATATTTCAACGGAGCGATAGCCCTTATATTCAGTAGGGTTGCCGGTTAACTGTTCAGGTGTGATACGAGATTCTAATTGCTTGATACGAGATTCATAATATTCTAATTTTTTAGAATAAAAATCATCTGTTAAGCCGTTATTACTGTAAGAACCCGGCAATGCAAATGCTTTATTTACGCATACTTCACGATAGATATAAGCAAGTACTAATTCATCGGTTGTAAAACTACGAATAATCTTATCCGGCTTTACACCTAGACGATTACCAAATGCATATAACCACTGTTCTGCCTTTCCAACAGTATTGGCGGTTACTTCATCACCTAGTAACTCATCATTAAATAGCTCCGCCATATCCTCAAATTTGTATAGCATATTTAAAACCCCTTACATATTAAATGTTATTGAATATTCGTCTTTAACTAACCCACGAGCCACATCGTCCAAGGCATGGCCTGTATATTGTGAAAATATATTAATAATGTTTGGTATATTATTTTCCAACGCATCATATAAGAATGGATCAGGTGCCGTTCCCGGATGAAATACCCTCCGAGCAAACACGAAGCCATTCCCACCACGAGGGACAAATCTTAATACCTTTTTGAATCGTGGATTAATCACATGAGCTGGCGTTCCCTCATGCACAAAAGGGCCATATTTCGCAACATCAATGTCAAGAAATACGACCCCTTGCATGCCACTATTAGAAATTTGATAATCAATCGCCTTTTCAAGATTACCTGTTTGAGAGGTAAATCTATGTTGTTCTTGCGCAGTTTCTCTCACATCTATAGTGCTTGCTTTTACAGCCTGACGAATACGCTTTTCAAATATAGCCCGGCTATTCATAGCAATTATTTTTTACCGGAACCCTTGCCGGAGGTTTTATCCTCAGGGCCCTCATCCTTAGGCTCTTTATCCTCAGGATCTTTGTTCGGAGGATTTTCATCCTTAGGCTCTTTATCAGCCTTTGGGGTTGTATTTTTAGGTTCCTTTACAGGTTTATCTTCCACAACTTCATAGCCGTGCTCTTTAAACCATTCAATGTGGTTGGCATCTTCGGTGAAGCCTTCACCATTCACAAATACAACTGAACCTGTTTGACCTGTATAATCAGGTACTGGAGATTTAATAATCGGCATAATTGACCTCCTTATTTAACCTTAATTTTACGGAATACGCCTGCTGCCTTAGATGCTTTTAATGCAACAGCGGCAACCATTTCGACCTCGCCTTTTTTAACTGCACCAGCGTTGGTGAAGTCAGGCAACCACAAATTAACCACATTATCGCCAGCCAAAGAAACACCGTGGAAGCCATCGATGCCAAGACGAGCAACATACAATGATGTTTCGCCCTGACCGTTAATGCCAATTACAGGATCATTGGAACCAGCTTTTGCACCAAGATCAACCAATGGAGTTACGCCATAGTATTCAACTTGTTGTCCGAATTCGTTTAGTTTAGTAGAGTACATCGCAGACCGACGAGCAACTGCACGAATTTTAGCAATCAATTTGGTATTACCCATAATTGCAGATGGTGTACCATCCAAGGCTAAAAGGAATTCATCAAGTTGATCAAGGAATGATTTGTAATTTGTATCAATAGCAGCGCTATCAGATAAATCGATTGCTGCTGTTGGTTTGTATTCAGTGGAAGAACCTAAAAGCGCTTTATCCAAGCCATCAAAGGCTTTAGAATTAACGCCTGAATCACCATTGATAACCGTATCATTGAATAATGCAGCTGCAGCTTTTACCTTTTGCTCAATTTGCAAGGTAGTTTCATCAACAATACCGCCCATCTTAGCGATTACACGGTCGATATCAAAGGAACCGCCGAATACTTTCAAATCAACGGTATAACGTTTACGAGTAACAGATTGTGGAGTATATTCCGAATTAATATCACGGAAATCTGCTGTAGGTTGAGTGAGTAAACGAGTGTAGCCATATGTTAACGTGCCACCACCACCGGTAGGAGATACACAATCATCGAAAGTTAAGTTATCAAATAAAAAGGACGATTTGCGGAACTCATCAATAATCCCCATTTGCAAATCGTCTTGTACGTTAAGTTTTGCTTCAGCTAATGTAATTGCCATTAGTTAAATACCTCCGTTAAATAAATTATTCACATTGTTGGGCTTCAATAGCTGCCGCTACAGCCCCTTTTAATCCAGCAGGCTTGTTGCCTTCCCCACCATTACCGGCGCCACCGTTTCCTGAACCGCTTCCACGTTTTTGACTATCTTTAATCGCATAGTCTTTCCCTTTAAGCCATTCATCAACGCAATCATCAACAGTTCCGCTGGTCCCGTCAGATTTAACATATCCATAAGTGCCATCTTCATTGACCTTAATTTTGCTAACAATCAATTTGGAAAATTCTTTTGGATCCATAGCATTGCGCTTTGTTAAAGAATCTACAACTGCTGCAGCTATTTCGGATTGGATACGTTGTGCATCAGCATCTTCACGGGCTTTACGTTCGGCTTCTACGGAATCTTCTAAGGTTTTAATCCGTTCTTGCATGGCAACGATGCCGGCATCATCCTTAATCCCTGTGGAGTTAATTTTTTCTAACTTGCCTTGCGCCTCAGCAAGCAAACGTTCGGAGGCTTCTTTTGCCGCCTTAGCCGTTTTTGCCTCATCATTTTTGGCGTTAAATTGACTTTTGGACACATAATTCTCCCCATAATCCTTAGTCACCGCCTCTGCCTGCTCTTCTGTTAATCCTAACTTGATTAATTCCTCTTTTGTCATCTGTATGACCTCCTGTAAAATATACCTTTCCCACTTCGCTTTATTTTCGTGTGCCACACCACACGACTGCGGTCTCGTTCTTTTTCGCCTGCGATACTAAAAAGGCAAATAAAAAAGCACCTGCATAAGCAAGTGCTTGATTGGTTAAATTAAGTTTTAAATTTCTCGTATTTCTGCGAT